GCTTATGTATATGGTCCTGTTTCTACTTCTAAGCCAATTACAAAAGCAGAAGCTACTGCATATGCAGACTTGCAAGATAAGGCACCACCTAGAGTGGCTAGAGTTACCGAACAGGCAGTTGGTACTCCTGATGCAGATGATAATTTTGGATTTAATGAAACAATAAGTGAGTGGATTGATGGTTAATATTGATAAGAAAATAGATGATGCCTTGGGAATAACACAAACTATAGCAGAAGAATTAATATACCCTAAACCTATTGCCAAACCTCTTGTACCGAGGCCTGACGACACTTTAGATCATACCGATGCAGATTATAAGTATAGTCGTGAAAACTTCTACAACCTCGTTGAGCGAGGTCAGGATGCAATAGATGGTATACTTGAAGTAGCTAAGGAAGGTGAACACCCTAGAGCGTATGAAGTGGTCGGCCAGTTGATTAAAAACGTGGCTGAAGTTACAGAAAAGTTAGCAGACTTACAGGAAAAGATGAAGAAACTTAAAGAAGTTCCTGATCATGCTCCTAAGAATGTAACTAATGCTTTGTTTATTGGCTCTACAAAAGAATTACAAAACCTTTTAAAAGATAAGAGTAATGGATCAACGGACAAATTACAAGGGTAATCCCAATCTAAAGCCGGCTGCTGTTGAGCACGCTTATGGTGAAGCTGAAATAAAGGAATTTATAAAGTGTGAGAAAAATCCTGCATACTTTATAGAGAACTATGTAAACATCGTCAGTATTGATGAAGGTTTAATACCATTTAAACTCTATGATTTCCAAAAGGAAATGGTAGGGACTTTTCATAGCAATCGTTTTACTATATGTAAACTACCCAGGCAGTCGGGTAAATCAACAACAATTATATCCTATCTTATTCACTACGTCATTTTTAATGATGCGGTGAATGTAGCTATTCTTGCCAACAAGGCCGCAACAGCAAGAGATTTGTTAGGAAGATTTCAGTTAGCTTATGAACATCTACCAGAATGGATGCAACAGGGGGTAATGAATTGGAACAAAGGTTCATTGGAGTTAGAGAATGGTTCTAAAATTATTGCGGCGAGTACATCCGCATCTGCGGTTCGTGGTGGTTCTTATAATATTATATTCCTTGACGAGTTTGCTTTTATTCCCGCAAACATAGCTGAACAATTTTTTAGTTCTGTGTATCCTACGATTACCGCTGGTCAAACATCAAAAGTAATTATCGTGTCTACACCACATGGTATGAATATGTTTTATAAGATGTGGACAGAGGCGGTAAATGAAAAGAGTGAGTTTGTTCCTATTGAAGTACATTGGAGAGAGGTGCCTGGTAGGGATGATGCATGGAAAGAGCAGACTGTAAGAAATACAAGTGAACAACAATTTCTACAAGAGTTTGAATGTTCATTTCTTGGGTCTATCAATACTCTTATATCACCCACAAAAATTCAAGAAATACCTTATGCAGATCCTATAGAATCTAATGCTGGTTTTGATGTACATGAACAACCAAAAAAAGATGCAATGTATTGTATATGTGTAGATGTAGCTAGAGGTGGGTCTAATGATTATTCTGCCTTTACGGTAATTGATATTTCAAGTGTGCCTTATAGAATGATAGCTAAATATAGAAATAATGAAATTAAGCCTCTTATATTTCCTGAGATAATATACAATATAGCAGTAGCCTATAATAATGCTTATATTTTGGTGGAAATAAATGATATAGGTGGACAGATTGCTGATGCATTACATTATGATTTAGAGTATGAAAATATTATAATGAGTCAGATGCGTGGTCGTTCTGGACAGGTAATAGGGAGTGGGTTTGGTGAAGGTAAAAGTGATTTAGGAGTAAGAACAACTAAAGCCGTAAAGAAGATAGGTTGTTCTAACTTAAAAGCTCTTATAGAATCAGATAAATTATTGGTAGAAGATTTTGATATTATTGTTGAACTTTCTAATTTTGTACAGAAGGGTGCTTCTTATGAGGCTGATGAATCTGGAACTGATGATTTAGTAATGTGTTTAGTTTTATTCGCATGGTTAGCTAACCAACCTTATTTTAAAGAATTGACTGATGAAGATGTACGACATCGTTTGTTTGATAGTCAAAGGTCGGCCATTGAACAAGATATGTCACCGTTTGGTTTCATAGATGATGGTATAAGCTATACAGAAACCAGCGCTTTTACAGATGCAGATGGAGATTATTGGGTACCAACTGATGCACCAGATTTCTTTGACGAAGAAAGATTCTAAAGAATATTCTATTACTTGGGGTGGTTTAGCTCTTATAGAGTTTCTTGTATCTGAACGACATAATATAGGAACAAAATATACCACCTGTTTAGATATTGGGTGTGGTGATGGGGTGCATGGTGAGATAATGAAACACGCCGGCCTTGACGTATCAGGAGTGGATAAGTATTCTGATAAGGCAGACTATAACATGGATTTTATGAGTTATACTAAGTCAAGACATATGAATTTTGATGTTGTGTTTTGTTCTCATGTCATTGAACATCAAAGAAATATCGGGTTGTTTTTAGATAGAATTTATGATGTACTCAGTGATGATGGTGTCTTGATTATAAGTGCTCCAAATCATTCAGCCGAAACTTTAATAGAAGGTCATCTTAATAGTTTTATCTTTCCTTTATTTTTACAACAACTGATTCATGCAGGCTTTGATTGTAAGAGTGGAAAATATTTAAGTACGATAGAAAATTCTTTTATTGTATCTAAGGCAAAAGATTTTGATATAGATGAACGTCTAGAAAATGGTTATCAATGGACAGAGAAACATCAGAATAGAAGTCCTATAAATTTAGAAAACGCCACTATTAATAATGATAGCGCAACATTATATAATTGTAAGTCGGTTATATCAGATAAGGAGATTGCTTTACCATCTGATTATCAACCTTATGGAATGTATATATCAATGAATAGATGGGGTTTAAAATTCTACACCTAAAGATAAATCATAACTGGCTTTAATAGCACAGTTCCAACATCTGATATCACAATCCTCTATAAGCTTCTCTATTTGTTCTTGGGCTTTATGTTTCTTACCATGTCTTAAATTAAGACTTCTAATCTTTCTATGGTGTGGATAGAACATTAAAGCTACTTGCTCACTCTCACCACAGTATTGGCAGTTTTTATTAACGAATCTATGAAGGAGAGAATTTCTCCTACCATTACGACCATCTTTTTTGGGTTCTACTAACACGATTGTGCATCTCCTTTCTCTATTTATTTATGTGTAATGCACACCTATGTTAGTTATAGAACTAATATTTTATAAATAATCTAAGAAAGAATTGAAAAAATTTATATTATACTGAATAAAAGTTAATGTAAAGGGCGGCTGGCCTGGGAGCATTAAAAGAACCTTTAGGGGAGAAATAAAATGGCTGATTTAGTTTCGCCGGGTGTACAAGTAAAAGAAAAAGATTTAACTGCTTCTGTACGAAGTGAACCTACTAGTATTGGTGCTACTGCAATCGTTTCCGATTGGGGTCCAATGAACGAAGTTATTACCGTTGGTGATGAAACCGAACTGGTAAGTATTTTTGGTAAGCCTTCTGGGGTCAACTATGAATATTGGTTTACAGCAGCTAACTTTTTAGCTTATTCAAACACCCTAAGAGTTGTAAGATTAGAACATACTGGGGCAGTAAATGCCGTGGTGTCGGGTAGTGCGGTATGCATACCCACTAGTACTGCTTATCAAGTGGGTAATGGTGTTGTAGGACAGGGTCCGTTTAGTGCTGGTCAGGCTAATGTAGGAGAATTTGCGGCTCGTTTTCCGGGCGGTAAAGGTAATAGTATTAAAGTGTCAGCGTGTTGGACTGCTGCTGGTTATTCAAAGGCTACAGGTGCTGGTGCTGGTGCTACTGGTGTTGTCGCTTCTGGTGGAACAGCTGGTGCTACCACTGTAGTATTTGGTAGTAGTGAAGGTGCTAACTGGGCAGCTGGAGACCTGATGTCTTTTCCAACTATAGCTGCTGAGAAAGGACAACAGTATTCTGTTGTTTCTGTAGCTACTGAAACTGTCACAATTAAAAGATATCCTGTTGTTAATGCAGTAGGCTTTAAAACTACTATTCCTGCGACAACAGTTGCTACGAAAAAATGGCAGTATTTTGATCAATTTGATGGTGCGCCGGGTACAACTACTTGGTGTCAAAATATGCAGTTAGGCG